GCAGTAATAGAAGCCGCTAATTTAGGATTAGCCCAACTAAAGCCGGTATATCCGATAATTCCATAAAAAGACGCAGATAGCCTCTTTACTGCCATCTGATTATTATACCATTTTCTAAACTCATCTTCAGTTTCAGCATTCTTCATATTGCTCTTGTAAGAGTTTCTTAACTCCTTCAATTCTAATACTGCTCTTGGCAAAACGCCTAATTTATCAGTCTTGAAATAAACCATATCTTCTGCCACAGGCTCGCTGAAATCTCTTGGTGTTAAGATATTTACTGCAAACTCTGTTGGTTTGTCTGAAATGGTTTCCCAACTAATATTCCTTGCAATCATCATTGAAGGGTATAGGCCAGCAAAATCAAAAGCGGCTACATTAAGATGTAGTCCGTTTGTATCTTCGCTTAATGGGTCATAAATCATAGCCCCTTGATATGATTGCTTCTTCTCTTTTTTGTTTCCTGTTGGTGCTTTCCAATAGGCATTTCTCATAAAGTAAATACTACCCATATGTGAAGCATAGAAGCAAGCATCAAACGGTGCTTTCAGTAATCGTTGTAGAGCAATAATCGCTTCACTACAATAATTAGTTTCATCTATTTCAACAATCAATTCTACATCTTTTAGAGCATACCGCAAATAAGTTTCAGTATCTTCTAACCAACCTCTACGGTAAAACTCGTTAGGGTCGGGAAACTTTTCTGAAACTAACTTCTTCTTGTTAAGTAAAGATTCAGATACATAGTCCAAAGATAGAGAAGGTAATGTTCCTCTTTGCGAGTCATTCCATTGTCTTTCAAAAGCCATGTCTAATGAGAGGGTTATGCGACCCCCTATGGGCTGTTCTATTGGCGAGAATCCTTTTTCACCTCTATTGTATTTGTAGCCATCCTTAGTCTTTTTTAGACCATCTACACGGTTAATCGGTGACATTCTATTAGGGTTAATTCCTAAAGCACAACACCTTTCAAGCAATTTAGGTATATCAGCAAAGTTACCGAACCAAGCAATTAGCATATCGGGGTCTTTGTCTATCATTGTGTTAATGAAATCTTCAAGCATATGTTCTTCATTACGACAATAATATACATTACTTATCTCTAAAGAATTATCAAATATATCTATTGGACATTCCTTAGTAGGAAACCAAACCCATTGATGATATTCTTCATCATAATTATCATACATTACAATAGTAGTAATTTCATTATGATGTTCTCCGCCTTGTTGCCATTCCATATCCCAATACCATTTACGCATTTTATACTCCGGCATTTCGTGTATTTCATCTACTGCGTATCTGAATGTATATGGTACATCAGCCTCATAAGTCTTAGAAAACTTAGATTTTGCTTTTCTAATATCAAAGGAGTTTTCAACATAAACCTTCTTCAATCGTTCACCATCTATATTTACCCAATCACCCGTTTCATACTCAAACTCACGCTCAATGTATTTGTTAGGTGCATAGGTACGATGTTCAGTTTCATTGTTATTAATAAAAAAGTATGGCTTGAAAGAATATAAATCATACTTCTTTTCACCATTCTCTCTCCATGATTTGTATATGTGTTTGCCATCTAAACATCTACTGATTATCAACTCAATCTCCCCTTGTATAAGGTGCCTTAACTGCCATCTTAGAATGACCCACAATCAATAGTGGAAAATCATCCTTAACATAGAAATTAATCAAAGGCTGGTCTTTGAAAAACTTATGAAGTGGCCCACTATATTGTAATGTAGCAGGTTCTCCTAAGCCGTGAAGAGGCCTAATTGATTGACAAAAACTGTTAGCAGTGCCATTATTACTATCAATTTGTAATGCACATTGAAGTCCCTTTTCCTCATCCGGTGGGAAATAATCTAAAAGATAAACTCCACTCTTGACTAATTCACAACCACCAATTGCATCATCGAATACTTCTGATGTTAGTTGAAAAGCCCCTTCAAAGGGCTTAGAACCAAAATCGGGAATTGTTCGAGGAACAGTTTCAAACTCTATGTCTTTAATCATCTGCCTAATTCTTGTTATTGCATCAAAGTTAGGATGCTGAACCGCCGCAGGTATAGTAGCGGTTTTATGACCGCTACCAACATGCAAACAATCCTCATATGCTACTGATATTGAATCACCACTAAACTTCTTTAGGTAAGGTACGATAGTTTCTGCACTACCTGTAAATGAACCATTACGATGTCCTTCTACTTCAAGACTTAATTTAAGTCCACAAGTAGTATCTCCATTCCATAATGTTAAATCATTACCTTCTAATTCCATATATACATACGGGCTAAGTTTAGAATTGGAAAATCCTTTATCTCCCAAATACATACCTTTACCTTGTATGTCCTCTAATGCTTTTGTTAATATCTTTGGTTCTACATTAAAACTCATATTCATTTATATCTCTCCTTAATTGTTCTATTTCATTTTCTAATTCGGCTATTTTGTTTTTTAGCCCTGATATTTTATTTCGATTCAAATAGATTTCCTTTGCTCTACCTATATAGCCAAACAGATTATTACTTTCATCTATGGCTTGAATCAGACATTGTAATTTAACAATGTCCTTTTCTTCCCAATAGAAGTTTTTTGCTTTGTCCGAGTGTTGTCTTTCATCCGGTTGTTTTAATCTGATATAAGTTGTCCTACCTTTTTTAAGCGTAACAAAATCATCCTTGACTTCATTAAAACGGCGATATGCTTGTGCCTTTGAAAGTTCATTTTTGAACATAAAGCCAGACATCATTCTTGTTTTTTTATCCCAATAGTCACCATCTATCTTAAAAGCGGGAATTAAACATGCTGTAAAGGAGTAATCTACTTTCATATACTACCCTCTCTTAATTCTTTAATACCATTCCAAGTAATGTTAGGTGGCGTACCTTGTCTAACAGTCCAAATTGTGCCGACTAAATTACCATTAGTGCGACTACCGACTAATTCAGCCAAATAGTGCATCTCACCTTTTACCTTCTTTCTTGAACAGTGTATCTCTTGTTCCAATTTACCGCCCCAATCCTTCCAATTGGCAATCATACCAACAGGAGAACCGTCTTGATACTTTTCTGTTTCGTGAGTAATATAAATTACATCACAATCAAGAAGGTATATCGAATCCAATAGGTGATAGAAAGTCTTGTTCCTTGCACCATATTGATACGGCATAACCTTTGTAACTAAAGTCGGGTTAGGATTAATTTTTAGAATACAGGAGTCAAGCCAAGTATCAACGCCATCCAGCACAAATACAGGCTTTTCTCCTTCTTCAATCTTAGACCTAACATACTTGATAAACATATGCGAATTATCTTCGCTCTTTGTTATATCAATTACATTGTCTTTATTCATTTCAATAGGACAATACACTTGTATTCGCTCAGTTGATTCGTGATGTTCACGCCATGTTGATTCAACACCCTTATCCCAATCTAAAACATAAATTGGTCTATCGGGAAAATCCAAAGCGATACCTGTCTTTCCTGTTTTTGGGTGGCCCCAAACACCTAACACCAATCTTGAATTAACTTGCTTACGCTTTTCAGCCATCATCTGCTGAAACTTATTGTTAAAATCTTCTTGTGCTTTACCAAAACTCATACTATTTGCTTGTCCTTGCTTACTCGTCAAACTCATTTTCTTCACCTAATTCTTCTATATCTATTTCTATTTTATTTCCATGAACCCTTGTCCATTCTTCTACTATCATTTTTAATTCTTCAAGTGAACACACATATCTTGCTTCTTTAGAACCAATGTGCATCTTCAACCAATATGTTCCATATTCAGTTGCATTTTCTTTCCAAGTCAGAAAGTCTACATTGATTAAATCAACAATGTAACTTCCGCCCTTGAGAAGAAATCTATTTTCTATAATTCCATTCATCTTTATCCCTCTAAATATAATTAGGGCTTTGCACCCATTTGAGCATCTATTTCTCCACAAGTTTATGCTTACACTTGTATGCCTTCATTTGGAGTTAAACTTCAAAACCAATCGAAATCTTCTTCAATTGGTTGAGATACTTCAACCGGTGAACCACGCTTTTCAGTAACATAAAGTCCTGAAACATTGATGGTTACAGGTTCCGGCCCTTCATCAGTAATTCTTTGTGATGTTCTACCAATCACAATAACTGATGAACCGATACCAAAGTCCAATTCAACATTAGATGGAACCCAACAAGTAGTCATGTTCGTATCATTGTCATAATCAAACTCTGCATTCAAATCAGTAATGTTCAGAATACGGTTGCCGTTCTTAGTTGGCATCATATTCATATTACAAACTGTTCCGTCTGTGATAACAAACCTTTCTGAATTAGGAAGTGTTTGCCTCATAATATGTGCCCTGTCAATTTCAACAAGCGGCACTAAATGGTTGCCGAAGTTATTAGCAAGACATTCTTCAAAGTCATAATTATCCATGTTTCTATAATCAGAATTATCTGGATTTAATTCAGCATTTCTAATTAAGGTAGACTTAGTTACATCAGTCATACCATAGATATTATTGCCATCCTCGCTCGGAATACCTCTAAAGTGAACAAAGTCATAAGTATCGGGAGTAAAGTCTACTCCGCCTTGATTCTTATATGAGAAGTTATACTTCTTCATTTCTCCACCTTCGACACTACCAAAGAATACACCGCTTCTTCTGAATTGTTGCAAAGGAAGTGGCTTACCAAAGTTACGGTTTTCACCGCCATTTTGGTATCTTTCTGTGCTATCCAAAGGAATAACCCATACTCCATCATCCATTTCTTCAGCAGTAACAGGTCTTTCTGTTACTTGCTTTTGTTGCATTTCACCCTTGTAGTAACGGGTAATTTGCCAACCGGTAGCATTCTCTTCAGCATTAGCAATAATTCCTTCTTGCAAAGCATTATCAGCATCTCTGTAATACTCTTCTTTGGCCTTATTTCTATTCCAAGACATCATATCCCTCGGTTCTTCTAAAGATACAAAGAACCCGAATACCGGCTTTACAAGTGAATTACTTCCACTTGAACCGCCTGCATTTGGCTTGTTGGTTCTTCTGACTTGTGCAACATAGTTACGCCAAAGCCCTTTAGCCAACGGGTCATTTGTTTCTATACCATTTTCAGCACAAATATCATTAAACTTAGCAGTTGCATCTTCAACGCTCATATTGATATACTGTGCAGATTTCTCTATTTCATTTTTCATTTCTTCGTTCATATTTTTCCCTCTTTATTTTTTTCTTAAATTAATTGACCTACCATCCAAGATAGTAATACCTTTGGTGTCATGGTAGTGGAACGCCATTCGCTTTCTCCTATTGTTCTTAGTAGTTTGAATTTTAACAGATTATCTAATCCTTCTGAATTAATTACTGCATTGTGAAGTCCTAAACAAATCTCCTTTACATTACGACCTTCATAAATTAAATTATGAAGTTGGTTAAGAGATTCATTTGGTTTTTTATCTAGTATTAGCATTAGTATTTTATTATATTCTTGTAGTGACGATTCTATTTGTTTTGATAGTGAATACCCCGATGATTTAGCGGCCTGTATTTCCGTAATCGCTCTACGCATATCACCGTCTAATGAATATATAAGCCGAGTCAAGTCCTCATCACTGAAAACTTCAACCTTTTCATTTTGAAGTATTTCCTTGATTACATCTAAGATAACTTCATTTGAAAGTGGCTTGAAATGATAGTTAGCACAACGACTTTGCAGTGGATGAATAATCTTACTTTTGTCATTACAAGTAATGATAAATCGTATGTTGCTTGAGTATCTTTCCATAATTCTTTTTAGTGCGTTTTGTGCATCCTTCGTCATACCATCCATTTCATCTAACAGACATATTCTAAACGGTACATTTCCTATTGTACCGCTTTGCGCTACGGTTTTGATTGTAGTCCTTATCACTTCTAATCGTCTATCATCAGAAGCATTTACTTCTACAAAATTGTCCTTAGCACCTTCACCAAGAATACTTCTTGCTAACGCTAAACCTGCGCCTGTCTTACCTGTACCTGCATTACCATAAAGCAATACATTAGGCATATTTCTTTCTTCTACCCAAACTTCCGCATCCATTACAAAGGCTTCTTGCCCCTTAATATCCCGCAGTGTTTTAGGTCTATATTTTTCAGTCCATAACATTTCCATTTCTCCTTATTCTTCTATTTTCATTTGCACGATTCTTTCTATCTTCGGTATTCCATGCAGTAATTATATCAAAAAATTGTTGATATAATTCAGCATCTATTAGATTTTGCATTATGATAAATCTTGATTCAGATATATCATTCTCCCAGAACTTCATCATCATGAAGTTTTTTGTTCTTGTTGTAGACATGCAAATATCTTTCGTTTTTGCCAATTCAATATCAAACAACTCTATTAACATTCTTTGTGTATCAATCATAATAATCACTCAACATATTTATTTTTACTTTAATTGGTTCTGTTTTCTTTCTACGCTTCTTTTCACCTAACATCAGAATCCTACAATCAGAATTATTGTATTTGGTTTTAGCGTATTTTACAAACTCATCATCTTGCTTTAACTGAAGGAAGATTCTTTTGTCTGCGTTTCTAATACCTATTCTTCTAAGAAGGCTCGGTATTTTAGAATAGGAACCACGCTTCGGCATATTTACTCTACCACGAACATTACCGCTATGACAATACGCAAGTAATTCATAGAAGTAATCTTGACTCCATCTCCGCTTAACAACACCGTCAATAAATAGAATCTTATTTGGGTGAATGTTTTCAGCAATCCATGAGAGTATTTGTGTATCTGATGGTTTGTTATGCTTCAATAATTCAGAAACTAATTCTCTATCAGTTTCCTTTAGGAACATACTAACTAATGAATAGGTATCTTTGTCTAAGGAAAATGGTTCAGCACTATGCGGTGCTATTTCCCTAATAGACTCAAAGAGATAGTTATGAGAACCGGCTCTTTTAATCTGACACATATTCTTAATTTGCTTAGGAACATCTTTCTCATTCAAAGAAGTAAGAATGATGTCACCCTTATATCTTCTGATAACATTCAAAATAGAATCTGTCTTTGCTTTATAATGAACATCTTCTATTATGATACCATCCTCTTTGGGATGAGAACCTAAGTCCTGTATGTTCATTTCATCAGCATACACTACCAAAGCATTAGGTAATGTTTCTTTTGCTTTTGTTGTTTTTCCGGTTCCTGTTTTTCCTGTTATTAGTATTGGTCTTTTTTTATTCAAATTAGTCATTCCCATTATATCAATCCCTTGATTGCAAAAAGATTCTCTAACCCCTCCAAAGTTAGATGCTCTCCATTTGAAACTATATCTATGGCTTCTCTAAACTCCGGCCATAGATTGTTTCTATCCCAAACGCCTATATCAATTAGGCCATTTAGTTTGTAAATATTTTTAATTCCGCCAATTCTAAGAATCGGTTTTGGTCTTGCCTTTGATTCTTCTAAGGCAAGTGAAGAAGTTATTTCATGCTGAAGTAGACTTCTTTTAATCGCTTTGAGGAACTTTTCTCTTCCTCGGATAATAACCTTCAATCTAACTCTATATCCTATGTTAGAATTATCATCTCTAATGATTTGTATTTCCGGCCTTGCTGAAGCAAGAAGAATACCTATGAGCATATCTTTGCTATACATATTCATCCCTCACTACTCCGCCAACAAACTTGTGTTTTAGTTTCAAATAGTCTAAACCTTCTGAAACAGTATCAACAATCAAATCATGTAGGTTTGTATTATCTCCACGAAATACAAGATTAACTTGTATTCCTCTAAATATACCTAAAGCATTCGCTAACTCTTCAGTAACTTTCTCTTCGATAAATAACATATTTGCATCCTCGCCTCTATGTAACAATCTTAGAGATAGACCCTGTTGAATCATAACTAAATCAGTATCTTCAAGAGGGCCATAAACAATGAAAGAATACGATGTCACTTCTCCATAATCTCTAATCCATTCTTGAACATGAGAGTCTTGAAGCAACACAATCACCTTTCCTTAACATAGTCCTCTTGCATCGGCCACAAACCGTTAGGGTCTTGTTGTTGTCCTAACTGCCACCAATACAAATGTTGCGCTGAAATCTTCTTGTGATTGCGTTCTTTTGCATTCTCTTCAGCCCATGCGACCATATCAGAAACAGAGGATTCTATCCATTCATGTAGCAGTGCCGAGAAGGTTCTACTTACCGGCATATCGGTTGTTGCTCTTACCAATTTATTCAGATGTATTCTTGAATAATTTTGTTTTATCTTTGGTTGTTCGGGAACATGAAAAACTCCTTCATCATCAAAGTAAGGCACTAACGCTAACTTGACTTTTTTAGGTCTACCTTGTTCATGTAATACATTTTTCAAATAAGCATATCCATCCTTAATATCAACACAAGTATATGTTTGATAATCCATTACTGTTAATGCACCCTTTTTAATCAAGATTCATCACCTGTAATATCCCAATCATTCAATAGACATTGTTTCAACAATTGAAGAATAACATCTTTTTTAGCACCATTCTCTACTTGAAGAATAGCCATATTGATAACTAATTGATGTCGAGTAACTTTTTCGTATTGCTCTGTTATATCATCTAACTTCTTGAAATGATTCTTTACATTTTCATCAACAACCAAGTTTAACTCTTTGGCGATTTTCTTCATTATTTCAAGTCGGCGCATTTCAGCATACTTTGGCATAGTCCTTGCCTCTATGTTGTAGAGTTGATTATACAACGCTCTCATCTTAGAGATACTAATTCTACCTCTTTTTTTATACTCGCCTATCAATTTCGCAGTTTGCTTTTTATTCAAGTCTTTAATCTTGAAAACATTGCCTTTTGAATCTTCAATATATCCTAATTCTGGTTTTCCGTGTTCTTCCATTATATCATCTCCATTACATCTTCTAATGTATTTATGTCTGCTACAAACTTATCATCACGAATGCGAACAAGTCTTGGGAATCTTAATCCCCAATTGCCTTGTGCATCTTGTGTAATTAAATCAGCAGTTACTTCTAAAACTACTCTTGGTAGGAAATAGAATACTCCATCTTTGTGACTATCAACTTGCCTTCTCAATTCATTAGTTAATCTAACTAATTGTGAATCACTAAAGCCACTGCCGATAGAACCTAAATTAACATAGCCTCTATCTTCAGTCCTTACTCCTATTCCATAAGAACCGAATACATTTGCTCTTTTACCTTCCCCATATTTAGCATTTAGAATAACTACATCTAAGTTTATTCTTGGCGGCTTATACTTAGCCCAACCAAGACTTCTTTTACCTGCTTCATAAGGCAAAGAAGCATCCTTAACTATAATACCCTCAAAGCCATCATTGATTGCTCTATTGTAGAATGCTAAGGTATCTCCGCCTTCAGCCATTCTATGTGCTTGGTCGGGTAAATCTTTCATTTTTACTAACCTTTCAGAATAAGGTAGATTCATTATTGTTTCAAGTTCGTATTTTAGACAATCAAATATAACC